GCACGACTGCGCTCAAGCATGGAGTGGATCAAGGTGTCAAGTGCTGGCATTGCGTATCCCGTCCTTTATCTGTGTGACTCACACACGCTGTTCGTCGAGGATGCCATTGATGATCTCGTCATACGACGTGTTCACATTGGCAATTTCTGTCCCGCCGTTAAACGGAGCAGATCGACCATTCGGTGGACTTCCCCTGCGAGAGGGAGTTCGGCCATTACGACCGGGATCACGCAGTTGAGGGCGGCGACCGCCTCTAGACTGGTTTTGTAAGATACGTGCGTAGATTTCACCTAGCGACATGCCAGAGAAAGCAGGGTCACGTAACACCCTTGCAAACACCGGGGCATAGGGCACGGCCTCCGGGTTTCGGCCAAAGAACTGGCCAACTTCTGCATCCACTGCCGCTGCATCATCACGCCGTTGCTGTTCTTGCCGTTCACGCGTTTGATTAGCAGTCAGGTTTTCTTTGAAAGGCTTTAGTTGCTCGTCTAACAGGCCCTTAACAACATCTGCGATTTGCGCTTGTTGTGGTTGACCTGATTGACCATCTATAGTTATACCATTTGCCGCTGCACGAGTCAACAGCTTTGTCAAGGTCCCTTTTGGGTCTCTTCTCATTTGCGAAAACAAGTTCATTGCCGCTACTTGGTCATCGGCAGTGAACCCCATGTCCTTAATGGCTTTGAACTGATTGCCAAAGGCGTCAACCTGTCCTTTAAGCTCTCGTGCAATCTGTGTAACACGCGACAGACGTCCAGCAGTATCTCGAAGCTGGCCTTGATGTGTCGCTAAGTCCTTTTTTGCCTTCTCGCGACTCGTATAGTATCGAGCCTCACGACCCGCACGAGCGACAATTTCGCCCTTTTCATTGAGCAAATTGCCATTCTTGTCTGGTCGTACCTTCGCCTCTTTCGGAAGTGGCCGCGGTTCACGACGTTGGGGCTGCCCTCGCTGACGACCATCGTCTGTGTGACTCACACGCCGATCTTGTGGTATCTCATCGTCACGCAACGCAAACGGATCATTTACATCGTCACTGTCATCACCATCGGACTCACCGTCAAATGCAAGGTCCTTACCACGAGGCCCAACGTCATCATCATCATCACCAGGATCATTGAATACGCCATCGTTGCCTCCCATCCCCAAATCTTCTTGAGAGAGGCCGAGATTGTCGAAAACGAGGTCTTGGTTAACGTCGTTATTGAAGTTGCTGCTGCGCGGAGCCATTTGCCTGTGTCCTCTGTCGCCCACCACCATCGGCAGGGTTTTGGTTTGCCTGAACTTGCTGGGTGACAAACTGACGTATCTGATCGTCAGATGCACCACCCTGTTTCAATTGCATTACCTTCTGTTTCACTGGGTCTGGTAACTGTAAGGCTGCCTGCCGAATATCCCCACCTCCGTTCTGATCCATCTGAGTGCCACCATCCTGTCCATTCGGAGGCTGCTGGCCAACTTGAGGAGCACCCTGACCACCTTGTGTACTCACTCCTCGTTGAAGGTTCGCTTGAATTTCTGCCTTAAGCGCCGCCCAATCCTCCGGCTTGATAACGACCTCTGTAAACGCCTTAGAGAGGACCTTGAGCATGATCGTGAGAGTTGATCCTGGCGCTGCCGACGCAAACTGACCAACCGCCGTAGTAACATCAATTGCCTCTTTCTTCTTAAATATACTTGTAGGCTTCTCCATACTCCCAGCCACCAATTCGACATCATAGTCGGCATGGAATTGTTCCACCGTCATCTGTTGCCAGAACTGCGCGAGATAAGGCCCTACAAGTCCAGCGACTTGCTCCTCATCCATAAATTGAACAGCTATTTCGGCAACAGCCAACGCGATATCTGCAACAACATCCTCGATGACATCAACCTTAGCACCCACACTAAGCTTCAAAGACTCCATGTAAGACTGCACAGCGTCTTCAGTCGTATTTGTCTTGAACTGAACGCCGCGTAGGGCATCACTCGTGTTCGTAATGCGATTAATTGATGCCAAGACAGGATCGACCTCGAACATCTTCTCGTGCTGACCTGACGGAGGCATCAACGACTCGAAGACATCAGATATCTTCATTTCACCTGCGTCAACGCCAATTGCGTGCTTTCCTCGCGATGTCTCACCACGAAGAACACGAATGAATTTCTCAACTTCATCCTTCTTGAACTTAGACGAGTTATAGAAGAAGTAATCAAAGATCGATCGACGAATGCGACTCTTTTGACGCGCTATATCGTTCACTTCATCTTGGTGATCGAGCACATAGGCAGTCTCACCAACGCTCACAGTACCACCAGTGCTCATCGCAAACGAGATAATAAAGTATGGATAGAACCTCGTGAGGCCCAAAGGATCATCCCATACCCAAATCGGCCACGTCCAATCACCGGAATGGAACAACATCAATCGTCGCGTCGCCTTTTCCCAATAATAGAAACACTTGGTGTAGTACATATTAATGTAAGCTGTTCGTTCATCCTCCGTGAACGAGGTTGGTTCATTTCCAGTCTTGTCAATGGAGTCCATGACGAGTCCAAGACCATCGTCCCGTCCAGCGCCATTTCCTGCTGTGAACCGAGCCTTATGCGTCGGCTTATAAATAAGTTTACGATTTGTGTCATCTGGATCGTCCTCCTCATCAGACTGAGTGAAACGTGCCGTTAGATAAGATGTTTGGAAATACACCTCCTCCAACATCCATCCAGCATCTAAACCATCAGGCTGCTCAGCATTTGGATCAACAATCAAGCGATGAGGCAACACATTGGTCAATCCAAAGCCACTAGGCTCTAGAACCTCCATATTACGCTCAAGGGCCTCTAATTCCCCATAAAGCCGATCGACATCTTGTTGCTTCTTTGCCTTTCCAAGTTCGTCTGTAATTCGCTCCATCTCGCGCATTGCCACCTCGCGAGAGTCGGACTTTTGGGTGAAACCAAGCTTGATGATGCCAAAATTGGTGAGCAGCCCCATTCCAGCCCCTTTCTTAATCCGAGGCTTGGCGTTGAGACCATCTTTTCGCTTGAATAGGGCATTTATCAGTGCCTCCAAAGTTTCCAGGAAATCCTCATCACCCTCATCTGTCGTAGAACACGTAATATCGGGGTTTTTGCTATAAACGGCAGGAAGCATCACATTGAGGTTACTGAAGATAACGTTCTCAGAAGCGTCCCCACGCTTAAAAACGCCCCTAGGCGTATTATTTATCTTTCCGTGATGATGATTGTAATATCGAAAAATCTCCTCAGTCATCATGTTTACGGCATCATAGGCCACTTTAGCAGCATCAAGCTTACGCTTGACCATTATGCCGATGCCTTTACCGACAGCAATGCGACTACCTTCGTAAATCTGAAACGGAGGCTGAGCTTCATTACTCACTCGCGGCGTACTAGCGGTAAGCTCATCGTCATAGTCGAGCAAATCATCGTACTGCCGCGAGTTTGTGTTCGAGTCGGCCATTTTGTGTGACTCACACGGTAAATCAGGAAGCTCTTCGTTGAATTGCGAGATCAAGGCATCGAGGATCGCGTCAGTCTTAGCGATTTCCTCAGGAGTGATAGGACCCTTTTTGATGCCTTTCGCGAAGTTGATCAGTGCCGTAATCGCCGGTTCAGCCGATTGACCAGCTTGGATCAGTGTATTCGCGACCAGAATAACCTTATTCACAATCGCAAGGACGGCCATGACATCCATTATACACCTACCCTCACGTTGTTCTGTGTTGCTGTCGTCCGCAACGTAGCGACCAAATTGGCCACTGAGTTGTAGACAATAACAGCGTTCACCTGATCATTGGTACGGACAAAGGTGCGCAACTGTACCAACAGCGGAGGAATTTGGCGCGTGTAGACCTGCATCTGCTTGATAACAGTCCGACACTCCTGCGGGATTGCCTTCTGGACGCAAGATTGCCGATACGCATTGAGCCCAGCGAACACGATGATTGCACCGTTTTCGAGGTTATTGAGCATCTGCGGTGTCACTGGATTGGCGACACTCGCAGTTGTAAAGTTTGCAACCTCAAACGCTGTCTGAAGCTGTGCACAGTTATTCAGCGGCAGCGAGATGGCCGCCGCGAACAGGATTGTGCGAATGATCTTCATACCCTAGCCCCTTTCTACGGATGCGGTGGTGCTGCAGGAACCGGCGAACCTTCTGGCCTAGCAACAACGACGTTACTTGGCGTAGCACTTGAATTCGCAAGCTCTCGCCCTTCATGAGTCGGCTCAGTTACAACAGCCCGTACCTCAGGCATCGCTGCAACTTCAGACACAATTGCATTTTTACGACTCGCAAACAAAGACCAAATGAGCCCCACAGCCGTTGCGATTGGTCCTATACCTGCGAGAATGTTCGTAGTAATTCCTTGTATCTTATCGGCAGGCGCCCATCCAAGTGTAGCTGCAACCATGCCGATGATAGAGACGATCTGCGCGATCAGTTGTTGATTTTGCTGAGATAGCCCTTGTGTTGCCAACATGGTAATCCCCTATGCTAATCGTGTGTCACCTGAGTCGAACTTCTGTGCGACCTTGAGTGCATTATTCCATCGGTTCACCAATCCTTTCCAAAAGTTGGCACGATAGCCAACAACGTTACGCTCATAGCCCTCCCTAGCAGTACGCAACGCCATGAGGAGTGCTGCTGGTTGAAACGCCTCAGCAGCCTTACACGTAATAGGACCTACAATCCCATCGTCGTGAACCCTAACTGCCTGTTGCAAGATGCGTGCAGCACCATGAAGTCCTCGATTGAAGATGCAGTCACGCAAAAAGAATTGTACGCCGGGATCGCCTAGAGTTTCACCATCCTCACCATACCTAATAGCTAACGCATGCCACGTTTCAGCCCCGTCCGTGTCACGCGCAATCACCTCTTCTGCATAGGCTTCGGCTTCATCAAACTTCTTAGCATGGATCAACTCAATGAGACGCGCGCATTCATCTGGGTTATATTTTTGGTTGATCCCAGCCACTTCGAACTTTCCACCTCCGTCATTCGCTGGCAGGGCGTAAATCACAAGATGGCCTCTACTATCGCGACGAGCTTCGAAGTCGATAATGGCCTTAGCAGCTTGAAGGCGCGCGTCCATTGTTTCTCTCCCTTGTTAAAGCCTACAATCAACCACCGGGCGGCGTCGGAGCCGGCGGATCAGACGGACCCGGATTGGCGACAATGGCTCCAGCAGTTGCCGTGGCACCTGCCTTAGCCTCATCGAACAACTTGTCAACCTCATCCGAAACGTCCTGGTCGACCTCATGATTGGCAAGTGCGTCCTTCACAGCCTGACGCAATGCCTCCTGAGACGCGATCAAACTCGCGACGAAACCACGAGTCTGGCGAACCTCGTCGAGTACCTGAGCATTACTCTTTGCCATAGCTTCTAGCTCCTGATGTATGCGTCTGAGAACACGAGGCAGTTGCGTCACTGACTCAGTTAACCGGGACACAGACGCATTCAAATCCCGGTAAAGCTGCAACAGTGTATCGGATACCCAAGCCATTGGCCAACCTTTAGCAGTACACGTATCTGCCCAAAGTAACTGTGTGACTCACACGCGACCTTGATTGTCTACCTTCTTCGGGGGCGCCGCATGGCGACTGGCCTCCTCATCCTTCGCCTCCTGCTCCAATTCTGGATGAACGGAAAAGTCATCCTCGCCACCGACCTCCACGATCTGCCATCCCTGCGCCATGATTAGATCGGCCTCTGCCTCACTCAACGTAAAGAGACCGTAGTGGCCTCCATGATCCGTATAGTGAGTCGAGTACTTCTGTCCATTGATTGTGGCATCGGCAGACAAAAGCTTATAGACTGCCGTTGGAGACGGGCGCCTTGGCTCGGGATGCACGTTCTTTTCTACAGATGGTTCCTCCTCCGACGCCTCATGAGCCGTGCCCATAACCGGGCGGGTAAAACCTCCATCATCTGGTACCGTATCTGGGCTATGACCGGGAGGCACATCATCATCAAACTCACGCCCAGGAACTGACCCACCCACGATCTGGTTACGCGGTGCATTCCCAATGGGCTTCGTCACATCCTGCTTCTTCGGGCTGCTAATTTCGTCTCTCCTGTCGTCAGGCTTCTTTGGCGTAGTCATCTTCGTCTCCTCTGTGTGACTCACACGCTACTGATAACGATTGTTGATCGCGGCCATGTAGTCGTCGCGATCCATCTCTTGCCAGTACATCCAATCGGGAGGCAACTGATCCGCTGGGACAATGATCTGCGATGGCTCAGGTAGATACGAAAGCATGTATTTCATTCCTGTCATCGCATGATCGTTATGTTCTTGGGGCTCATCGATCTGCTCCCCAAACGGATTTTTCTTCCAGTAGTAGTTAGTAATTTCGTTCTCGAACCAGGACAAGTCATCGACCACGTATAGCATAGGACCAGATGCCTCTCCGGTCAACAGATGACGAGCCCCAACCTTATCGGCAAGATATGCGTTGACTTTAGCGATGCCAGCCCCAACATCACTCATACCTGCTCGCATAGGGAGATTGAGTTCCCTAAACAACTGCGCCACACTGACACCCGTCTGCCGTTTGGCAACAACCTGCTTCCTAAAGATTGCCGGGTCAGCGATGATGTCGTCCTCAAATTCCATGAACCCCATGTAGCGCATCCGAATTTCAAATATCCTTTGCGGCTGAAGATCGTAGTTGAAGTTCGGTTCATAGAAGCCATCACAAACTATAACCCTCCCCACATCATCCACAAACGAAAGCAAATAGACACTAGGAGCAATATTGCCAAAATCATATCCCTCCAAAGCTCTAATCTTGACGTGTCTTTCACGACATTCCCCTAAGTAGTCCATCACATCTTGTCGCGAGAGCGTATGCTTCGCGGTGTCAAAGTCTGGATGGACCAACCCTTCATATGCCGCCCACTTACCCAGCACATAACGGTCGTACATCTGTCCCTTGTACGATGACTCCATCGTACTGATATAATCAGGTGGCAGATTAGCTTTGTTAGCGTAGACATCACTTTCAAACAATTCGATGATCGGTGCCTTCGTT